TCTGCTGGAATCGCTGGACAAGTTAATGGTGAAGCTACTGCTGCTGGCATTAGTATGTCTCTTGGTGCTATCATCAAGCGGCATAAGCGGACCCTGATCAACTTCCAGCAGTCCTTCCTGATCCCGTTTGTTGAAAAAGCTGCATGGCGTTATATGCAGTTTGACCCTGAGTCTTATCCTGTATCTGACTATAAATTTGTAGCCACCAGCTCACTTGGTATTATTGCCCGTGAGTACGAAGTGACTCAGCTTACCCAACTGCTCCAGACCATGCCTCCTGATTCGCCTATGTATCCTATCCTTGTTCGTTCTATCGTGGACAACATGAACCTGGCGAACCGTGAGGAGCTTATTGCAGCCATTGAACAAGCTGCACAGCCCAACCCTGAAGCACAACAAGCTCAAATGCAGATTCAACAGGCACAACTTGCCTTTCAACAAGCACAAACTCAGGTTCTTCAAACTCAAGCACAAGAGTCAAGCGCCCGTGCACAGAAGCTCCAAGTGGAAGCACAAGCAGTGCCTGCTGAACTTGAACTTAAAAAGCTTGACGTTGCTTCTAAGAATATGCAGGTCGGTGCCCAAGACGACAAAGAGTTTGAACGTCGGCTTAAAATTGCCGATCTACGCCTGAAGCAAAAAGATCTTGAAATCAAGGAAAAATCAGTAGACAACCAAAAAGCAGAAAAGCAAAAAGAAGAACAAGCTGAACAGATGTTGATGGAACGTCTGTCCTAAAATCGTGGCTTCTATTGATCTTAAATTAGCTGCTCTTTATGACAAGCTAGACGCAAAGATAGCGGCAGTCTCCACGGTCATTGGCCCTAAGGGTCCACAAGGCCCTCAGGGGCTTCAGGGGCCTAAAGGTGACCAAGGCCCTAGGGGACCACAGGGCCCCCAGGGTGAACAGGGCCTACGAGGCTCTGAGGGCCCTAAAGGAGCACCTGGTGATGATGGTGTGGGGGTTCAGGAAGTCTATGAAGCTGCTGATGGGCAGATTGTATTTTTGCTCACCAACGGTGAAGAATACAGCATAGAGTTGCCTGAGGGCAAAGGTGAAGTAACTAATTATGTAAGCACTTCAGGTGGAACAACAATCCATCCAGTTAAGTTTACTTCTATTACTTCTACCCCTTATTATATTCAAATTAGCGATCTAATCACTGGACATAATCTTTTTGGTGTAAATACTGGATCTAATGCAACTGTTTACTTGCCTTCGTTTACTGATTCAGTTAAACTAATTATAATCAATAACGAAATGCAAAGTTATTCAGTAACTGTTGAATCTGACATAGGATAAACACACACAATGGCTTTTCTAATTGACGATGTGTACGATTCAGGACTTTCTTATATTAGCACTAACGCTAATCGTCTTGATATCTGTAGCACTGAACCAACTACTTATACTCAAGCAACCTCTACATACACCCTTGGAAACAAAACTTCCTTGGGCGTTGGTTCTCCCACCAACCATACCCCTGATGGGCGTAAGGTGGTTGTGACTGCAATTACTGATGGCACTGTAAGTGGCACCGGAACTGCAGCTTTTTGGGCCATTACCAAAACTTCAACTTCCACTTTGATTGCCACTGGTTCCTTGACCAGCTCACAGGCAGTCACAAGTGGTAATACTTTTACCCTGGATGCAATTAACATTGCTATCCGTGACGCTACTTCTGTATAACCATGGATGTACTTCTTATTAAAGACGGCAAGGTAGACAACTGTATCTGTGCGGATAGTGTTGCCCGCGCACAGCAGTTTTATCCTGACCACATTTGCATCGAGCGAACTGACGCGCTGCGCGGGTTTGGTCCCGGTGATCTGTATGACGGGCAGAACTTCTCGAAAGCACCATACGTGCGCGTGATCGTTCCGGTCACTCGGCTTGAATTCCTGCGGCGCTTCACGCCTGAGCAGCGCATTGCAATCCGCGCTTCGACCGATCCTCTAATCATCGACGGGCGCGAACTGCTCGACATGGCAACTGACGTCTCGGCAGATGACCCCGATACGATCCTCTACGTGCGCTACCTGCAACAGCAGGGATTCATTTCGGCAGAAGATGCCGATCGCATTCTGGAGGTCGAACAGTGAGTCTCGGCGGTCCTGTACTGCGTCAGCATGTAGTCGAATTTATCGACGGGATTGGCGTCAAGACCGATGGCGTGGTTAATACGTCAGACACCGCCACGCCATTCAGTTGGGTTGTGCCTGTTGGTGTGACGAAGCTTTACGTTACTGGATGCGGTGGCGGGGCTGGTGGTGGCGGGGCAAGCTCTAGCGCAACTTTGTCCGGCGGCGGTGGTGGTGGTGGCGGCGCAATGTTCGTTCATAATTTCCCGGTCGATGTCGTACCGGGAACTACGCTCTCAATTGCTATCGGCGCCGGAAGCAGTGGCACCGGTGATGGTGTTGCGTCAGCGAACGGGGGCAGTACGACAATATCTCCTGTTTCAACCGCCATAGGAAACGTCAACTCCGACACTTTTGTTATTTTGGGCGGAGGTCTTGCGTCAAGCACAGCGGCCGCTACAGCCGCAAGGAGCGGCGGCGCTGGTGGGCGTCTTAGGCAGCTAGGCGGCGCAGGATCAGCAACCGCAGGAACCGCCGGGGCGGCTTCTAATGATGTCTTTTTCCAGATACTTTACGTCTATGGAGGATCTGGCGGAGGGGCATCTGCAAGTAGTGGTTCTGTTGCAGGTGCTGCCGGAGGGGATGCCGGTAGCGATAACGTTGCGATTGGCTGGCTGCACGAGGCCAGCGGGACAACTCCATCGGGCGGCGCAGGATCAACTAACGGAACCCGTAGCGCGGGCGGTGGTGGCGCTGGTGGATCGTCACCGCTTGGGCTAGGGGGAAACGGTAATGGAGGAAACGCATCAGGATATGGCGCCGGAGGTGGTGGTGGAACAGCTGGCGGAAGCGGCGGGAATGGGACAAACGGGTACGTTCGGTTTTTTTACTGGAGCGCAGACTGAATGCTAGGCGGGCCAGTAGTACAACAAAACATTGTTGAGTTTATCCGTGGCTCTGGTGTCAAAACCGACGGTGTTTTAGATAGCACAAGCGCGAACGGACCATGGACTTGGGTTGTCCCAATGGGTGTCGCACAAATCCTTGTCACCGGCTGTGGCGCTGGGTCTGGCGGAACCGGCGGAACAAACGCCTCTTTGTCTGGTGGCGGCGGGGGTGGAGGCACTGGAATGTCTCTGATGAACTTCCCCGTAGAAGTGGTTCAAGGCACTTCGCTTACCGTTACAGTGGGCGCAAAAGGCACAGGCGGAACGTTAACCGTAGCAGCAACAGCCGGTGGGGATACGACAATTTCGCCTGTGGTAACGAGTGTTTTCAGTGATGCCGGAACAATTTTCAAGCTTCTTGGCGGCGGTGGTGGCGGTGCCATATCAACTGGAACAACCGGATACAGCGGATTATCTGGTGCAAAAGTAAGATCTGGGAGCGCCGGAGGAGCTACAGGCGTGGCCGGGGGCAACAACCCGAATGATTCTTTTGTGTTGGCCAATCTTGCTGTTCCATCAAATATATTTTTTAACGCCCAAGGCGGTGCAGGCGGTGGCGGAGCAGGCACATCTGGGACTAATGGGGCCGCTGGCGGCGCACTCACAGGCAGCGGAACTTATACCAGCAGGTGGATTAGTTTGTCAGACTCCGGCGGGGCTGCGCCAACCGCAGGCGCGGGTGGGAACGCAGGCGCTGGAACTTCATATGGTGGCGGCGGGATCGGCGGCACTAGCCTGTTTGGAGAAGGCGGAAACGGCGGTGGTAATGCAGCCGGAACAGCTCAAAACGGAGCAAACGCAACCGGCTATGGAGCTGGGGGTGGCGGTGGCGGTGGTAATGGAAATGGAGGGGACGGATCTGATGGATATTTGCGGATTACTTACTGGAGCGCTGACTGATGGCAATCTCTGAAGCATTCAACGGCAGCGCTTCGATTGGCACGACTGAGTACGACTTGCCTAGCGCAAGCACGACTGTCTCCGCACAGACGACGGACGGGATCTATCAGTTGTTCTTGGACCTTAACGCTCTGGCTTCTGGTGATGAGTATCGCCTGCGGATCTACGAAAAGGTCCAGTCAAGCAGCACGCAACGTGTGGTGCAGGAGGTCATCTTCTCGGGTGCTCAGACCACTGAGCCTGTGTACGTCACGCCTGCGATCTTGTTCCTTCACGGTTGGACCTTTACCCTGAAAAAGAACTTCGGAACTGACCGCACGATCAACTGGTCCATCCGGTCGGTTGCCTAATAAATGATCTGGTGGGGGCCGCTACTCCAAGGCGGGGCACAGTTACAGGCTGGAGGTGGTACAGACGCCCTTCTAGCTAATGATCTACAGAGTCTTTCACAACTCTCAAGCCCAGCTGTAGGTCAAACACATGTTTTGTTGGCTGATGACCTTCAAAGCACTTCTAGTGTTCAGACCATTACTCTTGGTCAGAAACACAATCTGCTGGCTAACGGCCTTCAAAGTCTCTCTCAACTCTCATCTCCTGCTATCGGTGGTGGTGCTGGTTTTGGTTTGTTGGCAAATGATCTTGAAAGCGCAACTCAACTCTCAATTCCTGTCCTTAGGCAAAAGAGACAGGTTAATTATGCTACAAGCGTAACAATCGCCTCGCTTAATGGTGTAACCTTTTATCACAATGGCGGCAAATGGTACGGGTACTAATATAAAAAATGCTAACTCAACGTGAACTTCAAAACTTGGTAGATCAAATCAACAGTAAGTTTGATCAGCTTCATACAGACCTTAAAAACCTTAGGGAAGAACTTGAATCACTAAAATCCAGGAAACCAACAAATGCCAATCAAAAAGGTTAAAGGGGGTTACAAATTGGGTAAAAGCGGTAAAGTTTACCCCAATCGTAAGGGAGCAGAGAAACAAGCACAAGCAGCATATGCTTCAGGGTATAAAAAAACTAAGAAAACTTGAAGCTATAATAATAATATGGTAAAATATGGATAAAGAAACTGAATATTACTATAATAACTATTTTGATCTCTTTAGATCACAAGGTTGGAAACAACTGATTAGTGAATTTTCAGAAAACTCAGAAGCCATTAATTCAGTAGAAAACACCAAAGATTTACAAGATTTGTTTTTTAGGAAAGGTCAATTGGACATTATCAGTTCAATCCTTACCTTAGAAACTTACATCCAAAGAGGCTTTGAAGATGCCACAACTAAGGATGTATGACTTTAGTTGCTTTAATGATCACACCTTTGAGGCCCTAGTGGATAACCCACAAGAAGCTTTAGTGTGTCCAAAGTGTAATCTTAAAGCAACCAGAGTAATCAGCCCCATTCGTTCCATCCTTGATCCACTAAGTTTTCCCACAAGTGAATCAAAGTGGATTAGGGAACACGAAAGAGCGGGCTCAAAAGGAAGATCCGACTAGTTGCTCGGCAAATCTTTCTTAAACAACCTCCATAATGTGAAATAACCACGGAGCAAAAGACTAATGGGTAGAGCAATCCTACTTGACGAACTTGAGGAGAGTTTGAACGCTGATGAAATTCAGGATCCTTCACAGGACACCCCTGATATTCAAGATTTTCAACAACCAGTAGAACAAGAGATTGAAGAAGAACTCCCTGATCGCTATCGGGGCAAGAGTGTTAAAGATCTTGTTCGCATGCACCAGGAAGCTGAAAAGCTGATTGGAAAGCATGGTTCTGAAGTTGGTGAACTTCGGAAAATTGTTGATCAATATATTCAGACACAACTCCAAGCGAACAAACAAAATGAGCCTGAAGAACAACTTGAAGAAGTTGATTTCTTCGTTGACCCTAAGACTGCTGTAAAGCAGGAGATCGAGAACCACCCAAGCATCAAGCAGGCTAAACAGTACACTGAAGAAGCTCGAAAGGCTGCTGCTTTGTCTGTTGTTAAGAATAAGCATCCAGAGATGGAAGATATTCTTAAAGATCCTAGCTTTGCTGCTTGGATTCAATCAAGCAAGATCAGAACGCAACTGTTTGTAATGGCCGATCAACGGTACGATGCAGACGCTGCTGATGAGTTGTTTAGTTTGTGGAAAGATCGCCAACAGACTGTCCA